TACTGGAGAGAATTTCTTCTCGAATAGTTAACGAAATTGCCGGCATTAACAGGGTTGTCTATGATATAACTTCCAAACCGCCGGCTACTATCGAGTGGGAATAATGAACGAAAAGCCTGTAACCCTTGTAAATAGGGGGATTACAGGCTTTAATTTATAGCAAGCGTACCAAAATCGTACTATTCTTCAAGATTCTCGATTTTTTTCTCAAGTTCCGAGACGTCAACCGGTGAGGAAGCCTCGAAATTCTCACCCTCTAAATCTTCCAGTTTGGAGGCAACTTCTCCGTGTTTATTCGGGTAAAGATGTGCATATGTCTCCAGAGTGGTCTCTATATTTTCATGGCCAAGACGCTCCGACACCAGGAGAGCAGAAAAGCCGAGTTCGATAAGCAAAGACGCATGAGAATGCCGGATGTCATGTATCCGGATTTTTTTAATACCGGAGGAAGTGCACCCACGCGACATTTCGTTTGCTAGGAAGTGCTTCGTATAATCAAAGAGCCGGTCCGCAGGCTCGTAATCCACCAGACGTCCAGCGTAATCCTTCAGGATATCAAGAAGGAACTTAGGCACTGTGATAGACCGGCGGCTCTTCGGCGTCTTTGGAGGAGAAATAACGTCTTCGCCTTCCACCCTGGCGAAACTTTTCGAGATGCTGATTTTTTTAGCTTCGAAATCTACATCATCCAAAGTAAGAGCCAGGAGCTCCCCGGAACGCATACCGGTCCAAAATAAAGTATTAAAAATTGCATATGAGGCAGGCTTGCCCGATATTGCGGCAGCGAAGCGCCGGAACTCGTCTCGCGTCCAGAATTGCATAGCCTCGGCGTTCTTTTTACCGATTGACCCAGCTACGGCTGCAGGATTGGAAGGCAGACCATAATACCGCTTGGCATAATTGAAGATGGCTGACAGCTGGTTATTTATCGTTTTCAGATAAGTAGGAGCGAATTCGGCCTCATCTTCCAGAAGGCCGTTCTGCCACTTGCGAACCGTCGCAGGAGTTATGGCGTTCAAAGGCATGCCCTTAAACGCTGGAAGGATTTTGGTGTCAATCAAATATTTTTTATTTTCATAGGTCGTAGGGCGGAGCCTCGTCTTGCAATCTTCCATATAGATTTCAACCATGGAGCCGAAGGCCATATCGGATCCTCCGCCTTGCTTTTTGATAAATTCGCGCTCGTAATCCTGGGCGTCACTTTTCTTCTTGAAGCCTTCTTTCTTTTTGCGCCGACGGGCACCGGTCCAGTCAGTATAATAGAACGAAACATACCACGTCTTCCGTTTTTCGTCTTTATAAACAGGCAAAACAACACCTCCTTTCACAAAAGCCCCAGCCATTATTGGCTGGGGCCTATATTTTGAACAGATCATTTAAACCGCAGAACCAGCTAAGGCATTGTTAAAAGCAATTTCCCATTCCAGGTATTTAGTCACAGCAAATTTATAAGAATCGCCGCCCTTTGTTTCAACAACAAGCACATTACTACTGAAGCCCTGCTTGCCACGAAAAACCCCTTTAATTTCCGAGATAGGAATTTCAAATTCATAGTCACCCTGGGTAAGGTTAACCAGAGCCCCAATGGCGATGATTTTCGAGAGCTTGTGACGAGAGTAAATAAACCGCTTATCGGTCAGGATTCCCCGCCCGTTTTGAACATTAAAGGTACCCTTAACACGGTTACAGAGCCCTTCCATAATGATTTTTTCTTGCACCTTAACACCCCCTACACCTTAGAAAATAGCTCCTTCAGGTATTCATAATTTGCAGGATCCAGAGTCTGAGAAGCAATAACAACCTGGAGCCATTGCTCCATACGAGTCCGGCGGCCGCGTTCGGTTTTCAATAACCGGGCACTTTCCCACTCGTGATCAAAAGCCCTTTTGATTGCATCGTTGAAAAGCTGATCACGGCGAAGCTGCAAATCCCGCAATTGAGCTTTAAAATTACCACCGGCCAGGCCAACAGAAGCAAGATCACCGGTTGGAGCCGCAGCCAGCTGACCAAGGAAATATTCTGTAGCAAAGAAGCAGGAAGTAAAGGAACTGAAGATAACAGATCCGCTGGCAGCGTTTGAAAACTTGATAAAAGCTTTATATAAACGGACAAGCCGAGGATCCAGGATAGAGCCATCGACCAGAAGAACTTCACAACGGCAGCCATCATGCAAAGGAGGCTCCTGGATAACACGACCGGCAACTTTGAATGGCTCGTCTAATTTTACGGCCACGCCCTCTAGTTTAGAACATAAGGAACAGCAATCATCGACAGAGGAAGACCAGACCTTATAGTAACCGACCATAAACCTCCTGCCACTAGAACAATTTACATCAACAGAGTCCATAGCACCCTCCCTTTCAGTCCCAGAACACACAATGAAGCCGCAGTTTACGTTTTAGGCTTTCTCTTTGAAATCAACTACATGTTCGCCAGAGGTTACCTCTTCGAACGTTTTCAGCATCTTGAGGTAATCGGCGGCCTTTTCCTTGGCTTCAGGAGAGAGCCCTTCAAGGTTTTTAATAAGTTCTTCGTCGCCAGAGGAAATAGCCTCGGCCACCTTCGGCTTGGATTTCGACGTTCCGCACGAAGGGCGAGCTCTACCCATTTCATCAGTAAGGCCCAAAATGAAATCAGCGGAGACGTCATACAGCTCGACAAGAGCCTTCACCGTATCGGGATCAGGCGAGGTGGCGTTATTTTCATAGCGGGAAAGGGACTTATTATTTAGGTTTATCGCCTTGTAGACATCAAGCTGGGAGAGCCCTGCGCGCTCACGAGCCATACGAAGACGTTCTCCGAACGAGATCATAAATAACACCTCCAACTTAACATTATATTACATTCGCAATATATGAGAATAAATTTCTCGGAATTATAGAATTATGTATTGACTTCTCAGAAAATGAGCATTAAAATAGCCGTAGGCTTCTCGAAAATTGAGAAACGAAAGGAGGCTACTTGAATGAAGCCAATGTACCAAAGGCTCCGAGATTATCGCGAGAGCAAAGGCGTAACACAAATACATATCGCAAAAAAAACCGGTAAGGCCGTTCAAAGAATAAGCGCCCTGGAAACAGGCGGAATCCGATTGACGGTCGACGAGTTCGAAGAGATTTGTGTGAAAGGCTACGGCGTTAACCCCGCTATTTTTTTTACAGAGCAATTCTCAAAAATCGAGAATGTATAGCAATATAGTTCCCATTACTGAGAACTTTTATACAACGATTTTATCGCAGGGAGGTGACCGAATATATGGCCAAAAAGGCTACGAAAGCAGCAGACAACGCCTTTTATAAAGCACGAATAGCAGCAGCAACGTGCAACGACGCCTTGAATAGCCGGGAAGGAGCCGCAGAACAGCTGGGAATAGACAGAACCAGGCTCGCACGAATCGAACTCGGTAGCCTAAGCCCTTACCCGGAGGAAGTGCTACTAATGAGCGACGCATACAACGCACCGGAGCTAAATAATTACTTTTGCTCGAAGATGTGCCCACTTGGATGCCTGACGGTACCGACGGCAGAGCTTCTGCAGCTGGACAGGCTCACGATAAAGATTTTAGCGGCACTTGGGAACGCGGAATTCATCCAGAAGACGATCATCGAGGTAGTAAAGGACGGAACAGTAACGGAAGAAGAGCAGCCGCAGATCGATAGGATCCTAAACGCGCTTGAGAACATTTCAAAGGCAGCAATCGAAATGAAGCTGTGGGTAGAGAAGAACATCAGATAAGGAGGATTGAAATGGGAAGCAAAACAGACGAGAAACCAAAGTTTGTAAGAGTAGAAGAAGTGGCTGAGCTGCTCGACATTTCAATAAGCCACGCCTACAAGATCATGAGAGAACTCAATGCAGAATTGCAACACAAAGGAAAGATAACGAACGCTGGTAGAGTTTCGCGCCGGTACCTTGAAGAGCGACTCTACTGCTGAGACGCGGAGGACAAGCCATGAGGTATTTCAAGAAAACAGCAGCCCTGCTTTTAACAACAGCGGTGCTTTTCACAGGGAAAACGGCACTCGACTTAAACGTTTCGGAGAACGAGACAAAGACAGCAATCATCCATGTAGAGCAAATACATACAGAGAAAAGAGAGCCAGAGCCAACAGCCATAATTTACAGCATACCACTTGCTGACGAACTCCAGGAATACACCTTCGGCCTTTGCAAAGAGAACGACCTGGACTACGAAATGGTACTCGCGATGATGGACCGGGAAAGCGATTACAGGGAGAAGATGATAAGCAAGACTAACGACTACGGCCTTATGCAGATCAATGAGGTCAACCACGGATGGCTGAAAGCGGAGCTGGGTATTGAGGACTTCATGGACGCAGAACAAAACATACTCGCGGGAGTCAGAATGCTTTCAGAGTTAACAGGGAAATACGAAGACCCGCACCAGGCGCTGATGGCTTACAACAGCGGAGAGGCCGGAGCCAAGAGGCTATGGGGCCAAGGGAAAACTTCCAGCGAATACAGCCGGTCGATTATGGCCAGAGCTGAAGAATTAAGAAAGGAGGCGGAAGGATGTCAACCACATGCGGCAAGTGCAACCGCCCATTAAAGGACCCGAAAAGCATAGAGTGCGGATACGGTCCGGACTGTTGGAGAGAGATCAAAGCTGCAGCGGCCGACGAGACAGCTGAGAGCGAAAAAGATGAAAAGGAGGAAGAATGATGCGTTCAGATTTTACTTACCACACCAGGGAAGCCAGAGAAACAAACGTCCTTGTGATTATTGATTTAGATCAGGGCGGGACAAGCGTAACGAACAACATAGAGGCAGTAGTAAAAAGCATAGCCGCAGAGCTCAGCGAGCAGACAATCAAGACGCCGATCATCTACCGAGACAGCGAAG